TGTAAATAGCCTCTACTGTATTTCTACTTTATTTGTTACCCAATCATGCGCTGCCGCGCGGCTAAATTACTCCGTTGCGCTTCGCGCATAACCCTATTCTGAGAAAAGTGTGAACCTTAACCCCTATTACCAGAGTGAACCCTAACCACTAATTCAGTCACGTGATCAGTATTTCAGTGAGTTTTAATCGATTCAATCACTTGAATCTCAGCTATATATAGTGTATAGTCTCTATATTTGGCGGGAATTTCTTATATTTATATTTAATGAAAACTAACAAAAACAATATGAGTACCTATTACAAGCACTCCAAGCACAGTACCGAAGAGGAACCCGAATGCCTTATCCTTACGCTTCCGCATTCTACAGGTCAAAAAGAACTACTACTTATCCCTATCGGAAGTATAGACGGGTGTATTCTGTATCTAGAGTCGCACGACCTGCCAGAATCTCAGGCTTCTATCCAGGCACCAGAGCCAGCTTCAAAAAGATTAGAGGTTTCAAAAGGACACCGTGGGGCCTAATTAAACAAACTTATACAGTACCAGAAAAGAAATATAATGATGAGAATGGTGCATTTAGTATTTCAGATACTGGAACAATTCGATTATTAAATGGTTTATTGTTGGGAACAAGTGCAACAACAAGAGTTGGTCAAAAAATTATGATGAAGTCAGTACAAATTAGATTTCAAATTACTGGTCCTGATGCGGGCAATACTCCTACTCTTAATTCTGTGTGGTTACGATGTATGATAGTATATGATGCACAACCAAATGGTCAAACATTTACTTTTGGTGATTTATTAGAAGATGCTTCTACAAGTAATGTTGCTATATCACCATTATCAATGGCAAACAGTTCAAGATTCAAAATATTATATAACAAAGTGCACACTATTCAATCCCAATTAGCTACTTCAGTTGAAGTACCAACATTTAGTGATATGTGGGATGAAACTTATCAAAAATTGAACTTAGAAACTCATTATTCCAACTCAAATAATGGAGACATTCAAGATATAAGAACAGGTGCTTTATTCTTAGCAATGATTTGTTTCACAAATGGTGCGGCTGCTAATCAGCCAGGAGTAACATATTACTCAAGGATAAGATATTATGATAATTAAGATTGAGTTGTAAGATCTTCGTCACAATAAAGATCAGACACATAGAGAGGAGAACCATTCGTATCGAATGATGGTGTCGTGATAATTGAATAATCATTAAATGATTTCAATTCTATTACCCTAAGTCGGGCTAATAGTGGCTCCAAGTCACGTGATGACTTCTTATGGTAAACCTCTTCGGGTGTATAGTTCGAAAGAATAAAAACAGGAACATTTCTATTCTTAACTCGTCCTCCAATTACATACTTTCCAGGAAGTCTCATTTTCGAACCTTGTAAAAATAAATTTAAAAATTGTATAGTTAACTGTCCTTTAAATTCGTCAATATATGCGAAATCATATTTTTCATCGTCCCATTCGGCGAAATCATTGTTGACAGGTATATCAAATCCTCTAAGTCCAGAGTCTTCAAGCTTTCGTATAAAAGTTGATTTTCCAGTATTAGGTGGTCCCCAAATCCAGAATTGCTTGCTCTTAAAAGGCATGTTGGCGAGTGCATCGAATTCGACATCATTGATGATAAAGTGGAGATATCCTGGGCGAGATGCAATCCTTTCTTTTCTTTCTCTAAGGAGAGCGAAATCATTAGCGAACGCCTTAACCTTATTTCCATGGAGAACCAAATAAGAGCCAAGTTCTTCATCAATTAGGAGATCTTCATAAGATTTACCATTTTTTAAATATTCAAAGATTCTATGGGATTTCGTTTGGCTTTCTCTTTTCCTTTTCTTTTCCTGTTGCATTTTCATTTTCTGAAGGATTGAAGATGGGTCAATCTTGTGGCAAATAAAGTCTCCTTCTTTACACACATATCCAATAACTGCTTCTTTGCTTCTAACTTTCTGGATATTTCCATGCTTGCCGGTGACAAAATCAAAATACTTGGGGTCCTTGAAGTTGAAGTTCGAAGGTTTTTCAATATACACATGTAAGTGAGTATTTCCATCTTGATGACGTTCTTGAGCGATAATAAATGAGCAATCGTTCGTCTTAGTGTTGCTCTTAAGTTTCTCAGCTGCATCCTCCTTGAGCGTGTCGGCCTGAGGGAAAGTAATGAATAAACGCTTACAATTGATCCTGAAGTTCTTTGTAACTTCCACGGGGATGAGTCCGTTCTCCTCATTTTCAGCTTTTGAGTCCGTAATCACAATGTGAGCAGTAGTTGTTTCCGTCGTAATGGCAGGAGGCAATGGATTCACTGAGATCTTTGACATAAAAACTTAATTTTTGGAAGTCCCTAATAGCTAATAAATAATCACAAGAATGGAGCAGTTGCTTGGCAATAAGTTCGTCAATAAAGTGATGGTTAAAGGATGAGGTTACTTCGACTAAGCTTCTCTTTCTTTTTCGTATACAGTCCAGCTTTGAGGGTAGCGAGCGAGCGAGGTAGCTGCGGTAAAAGTAATATTAAACCGCAGCTTAATCGCTACCTTGATTTGATTGGTGCGACCCTTTCTAATTTTCTGATTGGTGTAAATAGCCTCTACTGTATTTCTACTTTATTTGTTACCCAATCATGCGCTGCCGCGCGGCTAAATTACTCCGTTGCGCTTCGCGCATAACCCTATTCTGAGAAAAGTGTGAACCTTAAC